TCGTATGCGATGAAGATGACCAAGAGCTTGCCGGGTATCAAGCTCTCGGTCTTGAAAATTTATTGATCTTTGACCGTACACAAAAGGGCATGGCTAGACCGTTAAATCTGGCCGTGCGGTCCATCTTGGCATCGCATCAATATTCTCACTTTGCATTCTTAGGCGATGATCACCGGCCAAGAACCATGTATTGGGATCTCGATTTCACAAAGGTGCTTGATCAAGGCATCGGCATGGTTTACGGCAATGATTTATTTCAAGGCGAAAATTTACCGACCGCGATTGGAATGCATGGCACAATCGTGCGAGAACTCAATGGCATGGTGCCCGAGGGATTTTTTCATTTGTACCTTGACAATTTTTGGAAGCAAATTGGATTGGATATTGGCGCATTGACCTATTTGCCGGAGACGATCATTGAACACATGCATCCACTTGCCGGCAAAGCACAAGTTGACCAAGGATATATCGAAGTCAATGCAACCGAGATCTATGATGCAGACAAGATTGTCTTTGATGCATACATGGATTCGGATGAGTATCGAGATCTTGTGAGAAGATTGATTTGAAAATTCTCATCACCGGATCATCTGGCTTTGTTGGTCGAGCATTTATGCGCTCGCCGAGATTGTCACAAGCGGCAATCACTTGCATCGATGTGAAGAATGGCGATGATGCTCGGGATTTCTTTCGGCAAGACAATACGCGATTCGACTTGGTGATTCACTTGGCCGCCGTAGTAGGTGGCCGGATGCTTATTGAAGGATCACCGCTCTCTTTGGCCGTGGACTTATCACTTGATGCCGAGATGGCTTCATGGGCAATTCGCACGGGGCAAAGTCACATCCTTTATTTCTCATCAAGTGCGGCATACCCGGTCAGCTTGCAGACCCTTGACCGCCGGCACTTGCTCCAAGAATCCGACATCGATCTTGACAAAATACAAAACCCGGATCTAACTTATGGATGGGCAAAATTGACGGGCGAGATGTTGATGCAATACCTACGCCGGGAAGGTGTCACCGTGCTCACCCTTAGACCATTCTCCGGGTATGGCACCGATCAAGATCTTGACTATCCATTCCCGAGCTTTATACACCGAGCAATCAACCGTGAAGATCCTTTCCAAATATGGGGATCGGCCGAGACTTGCCGGGATTGGATTCATATCGATGACATCGTGGAAGCAAGCTTGACGATGGCGAGCGCACGGGTCAATGAGCCGGTCAATCTTTGCACGGGTATTGCGACAAGTTTTGGCCAATTGGCGGCAATCGTGGCCGGGATCATGGATTACAAGCCGGAGATCAAGGTCGAGCACGATATGCCGAAGGGTGTGGCCTTTCGTGTAGGTGATCCGACCAAAATGTCCGCTTTGTACCAACCAAAGATCTCAATATTTGAAGGCGCGTGGCGTGCAATTCAAAGCTTGATTTGACTATACTTATGCATGTCGCGCTCCTACCTAACACGCGGCAAAGGGAAAAAAAATGAATGCACTCGATCACAAAATCGCAGAATTAATTTGGGATCTTTGCGATGACTTAGAACTTTCGCCAAAACTCACCGATCAAATGCTCAAAGAAATTTCAATTTGTGCAGAGCGTGGATACAACACACGCGCCCAATTAATTTCTTTGTTGAAAAAAGCGGTCGTGCAACATGCTTGAAAATCAAAATGACTTGATTGTCGTGATCATTGGATTGATTCTTTTGGCAATGGGATATTGCGCCGGACACTTGGCCGGGTATCGCATTGGACACATGACCGGATTTCGCCGTGGCAGATCAGCCGCACGCCATGCAAGTCAGGTGAACAAATGAGCCGCAATGAAGTGCTCGAGCACGCTTTGGCATACACATCTCTCGGATGGTTCGTTCTGCCATTGACACCAAAAGACAAAACACCATTTACAAAATTGGCACCGCGCGGATTCAAGTCCGCATCAAATGATCCAAAACAAGCTTTGGCATGGTTCGGCAAGAGGCCGGATCTCAATATTGGCATCGCTTGCGCAATGAGCGGTCTAGTCGTATATGACATTGATTTTCGTAATGGTGGCACCAATGACGATCTTGATCCGACCTTAATTATCAAGACCGGCAATGGCTTTCATTACTACTACCAAGCGACCGATGGCTTTACTTATCCGGGCAAGCTTCGCGCCGGTGTGGACATCAAGTTCAATGGCTATGTCGTAGCCGCGCCATCGATTCATCCATCCGGTGCAAAGTATGAGCGAGTCTCGGATCTATTGCCGCAAAGACTTGCATCATGAATCTGGAGCAAGCGCAAGCATTAAGAGCACCATTTGCAAATGATTTGATCGAGACAAGAACAATTGCCGGCCGATCAATTTCATACTTAAATCACGCAATCGTGACCGACCGACTTATCCAAGTCGATCCCAATTGGTCATGGGAGCCGATGGGCATCAACCTTGATGGCACACCGGTGATTGATGGGGTTGGCGGTCTTTGGATTCGCTTGACTTTATGTGAGAGCACACGAATCGGATATGGCGCATCGGATGCTCATCAAAAGGGTGCCGATGCAATCAAGAGCGCAATATCGGATGCGATCAAGAATGCCGCAATGCGCTTTGGTGTAGCACTCGACCTTTGGGGAGTTGAGCCAAGTGCGCTCGCCGAAGTGCCGCCAAAACCAATTGAACGCTTAACAATTGTGCCCGGAATCATGACACCGGACAATGAGCCTTGGAACGACCCGATCGAAGATACCGATGATCTATTTCATCCTAGTTGCAAGCACGGATTGATGAACTACAAAAGCGGCACTTCAAGCACCGGAAAAAAGTGGGAAGGATATTTTTGTTCGTTTGAGAATAAAACCTTGCAATGCGCAACAATTGGCATGAATGGTCAGCCGTGGCGAAAATAACCAATGGCACACATGAGAATCTTGCAAGTGATCAACGATGTCCGCAATGCTTCAAGAATCTGGTCTTTGACATCGATATCCCACGCGATGAAGAAGATCCATATCGGCTCCGGCTTGAATGCTGGGGGTGCGGATTTTGGACACACATTTGATCACATGTGAACATGGCGAGACTCGAGGTGCAAGCGCGTGTGCCTTGTGCCGGTACAAAAACCGGCTTGAGAGCCCGAATATCTATGTCTCGGCATCTCATCCCATTACTTCACAAAAGGCCGTCAAACGGGCGCGTATGGCTTCGGGTAGCCGGCGCAAATTGATTCATGATCTAATCAAAAGACATCGAGAGATGGGATTGTGCGATCATGAAATCATCGAATTGACCGGCTTGTCACCTAACACGGCAAGACCTACCCGGATCAGCTTGATGAAGGATGGTTTCGTGTCCAATTCCGGACGGACACGCAAGACACCCGATGGCAATGATGCAATTGTATGGATTGCCGATGCATTCGTCTCGCGTACGGCTTTGCCCGTGCTAGGGTCGGAAGGGTCGGATCTCAGGAGTTAGGCCTTGAAATCCGATGGAGAGAGCCCGGTCTGCCTGTCAGCGACCGGGCTCTCGCGTGTCACCTTGCAAAAACCGCATTTGATCCCGTACCCTAAAAGAACGCGAAAGCGTGGGGCAGAAACTTCAAATGACAGATGACGGTCAAAAGATCCGAGTCTTGCATTCTTAACCACCAAAAAAATTTTTGGGGGGTAGGGGGGCATTTCTTAAAATCAAAATTCGGATCATTTTAATACTCCCTAAACGATTGAGAGATATCGTGAAAATCCTAAAAATACCAATGCTTTTGATGATTGCAATCTTATGCTTACCCGTATCTCCGAAAGATTATGCAAGATCAAAGACCAACGAGAAAGACTTCAAGTGTCTGGTCGAGCTTTGGAACAGAGAATCGAGATGGAATCACAAATCTATTTCAAGGACTCAAGATTATGGAATACCGCAAAGACACATGCCAAATCACACAAATGCGCAACGCAAAGCATTCTTGCGCTCGCCGGAAAAGCAAATTGATTGGGGCTTGAATTATCTTCGGCACCGATATGCAACCGAATCCGATGCGAGTGGAATATGCTCCGGTCTCAATCACAGCTTTCGGAAGGGCTGGTATTAAATGAAACTAAATGAAAAGGTGACCATTGGCATTTGTAGCCCGGGAGTGGTCTCCACGAACTTCATGACATCAATCCTTGACATTGCTAGATCACAAAAGCAATTGGGTCAATTCATTTCATTGCAGGGATCGGGAGTCATCTCACGATTACGCAATCAAGTAGCCGCGACATTTTTAGATGCAACCAAAGATGATTGGCTCTTGATGATTGACACGGATGAGATGTTGAGCAAAGAATGCTTTGTGAAGCTTATGGATGCGGCCGATGCATACATCCGGCCAATCGTGAGCGGTGTGGTCTTTGGTGCATGGGAAACTGGTGAGATCTATCCGGAGCCCGTACCTTGCATCTTTATGTCGAACGATACCGGCGGACTTTATCCGGTGCATGAGTATGAGCCGAATCAATTGATTGAGATAGATGCGGCCGGCACGGGTTGCCTTTTGGTCCACCGCAAAGTGCTTGAAAGATTTAGGCAAGAAGCCAATGAGCATCAGGGAAAGATGTGGGGATTCTTTCAAGACATGCCGTTGAATGGTGAGTGGATCGGTGAGGATATTCTTTTTAGCTTACGCGCCAAGAGTTTCGGATACAAGATCCACGCACATACCGGAGTATTGTTGCCACACGAAAGAAAATATTGGCTCAAAGATGTGCATCATGAGGATTTCAAAAGATTTGCCAAAGTGCCGCACATGAGTCAACTACCAAACCGAAAGGATGATCATGGCAACAAGTAGCCAAAAAACTATTACGACCACAAGCCAAAGTATTGTTAGCGTGGATAATGTGACTCAACATGTGACACTACATGCCAAGCACGACATTTACATTGGCAATGAAGGCGTGACAAGCGCGAACGGATATCTAATGGATAATGGTGATGTCTTGAGTCTTGTATTAAATGAAGGTGAAGTGCTTTATGGTGTAACCGGAACATCAACCGGCACATTGCATATCTTGACTACAGCTATTAAGTAGGACATCAATTGGGTTGGGTTGGCATGCATCAAGAGATCCCGATATGGACTTGCGATTCTTGTGGAGCGGAAAGTGATTACAATTCCGGATGTGCGATCCTTACAAATAGGGATATGCGCTTCTATTGCCGGACTTGCCTAGATCAGACCCGGCCAATGCCAAGATTTAAGCCGAGAGGGCACTAATATGCGCAATTTTTCCTTGTGGATAACTGGCCGTATAC